ATAGGTGTTCTGGCTGTCAGCTTATCGAATAACTGGTCAAAAGTCATACCTTCACCATCATTAGAATAAAGGTTCTCAGTACTACAGTTCCAGCTAATCTTTCTAGCAGCCTTAGCTACCCATTTACCACCGCTATCCTTAGAAGTGGTTTCCACTGTTTCTACATTTATACTTAGTTTGTGGCTGGTTGCGAATGCTATAGATTTGCCATCTATAAACAGCATCAAATCACCGCCATTAATTACTTGTCCTGCCATTTGTCTTTATGTTGAATGTAAGGTTCTGAATGAATGTATCTTCTATATAATCCTCATCTGCGTTTGTCATTCTAATATCCTGTATGTTAATACCAGAATAGTTACCCCTTTTACCTTGTAAGGCATCCTTTACCGAATCAGCTATTTCTATACTTTCATTATACTTATCAGAAGCTATAGCTACTTCTACATAAGTATCTTCTTTATAGATAAACCTATCTTTACTATCAGATGGTTCTATACCTGTTCTTCTATAAACAATGAATGGAAATGTAGTACCTGTATCAGCAATTAAGGGATATATTTTATTTTGTACCCTGCCAGTAACATTAGCATCATTACTAAGCAAGTTATATATTGCTTTGCCTACTTGTAAACTCATCGTCTGGTTCTATTTGCTATTCTCTGAATTGATTGGCTTATAAGGTTATCCATATTATCAAAGATTTCTCTTTCCTTATTGGTTTTAGCTGTTCTAAAGAAATGTGCTGCATTGATATTACCTCTATTAGCTGCTACTCTCTGCCTTCTAATAGGATTCCTCCCTCTAACAGATGCAGTATTACTACCAGTGGTTCTTCTAACTCTGGTACCAAGTTCAAAGAACTTCAATCTAAAGTCACCCATAATATGTACTTTAGCTTCTTCTCCGTTTCTATCAGCATTAGCTTTGATTCCACTTATTAAGGTCTTACCATTCCACCAGTTTCTACTAGAAGCTGCCCTGCCTAAAGTCTGCCTTAGCTGTCTTTTAGTTTCACCGACTAAGATACCAGCACCCTTTCTTAAAGCATTTCTATAGACCTGCCTTTGCTGTCTGCTTGTCAAATCAGCGAACATAGAAGTAACCTGTCTGGCATCTACCTCTATATTATTCATTTATCAATTCAGTTACTATGGTTATTGATTGCTTATATAATTCTCGGTTAATACTAAGAATCCTATACTTATTACCATTCCAAATAATTCGCATTTGTTCATTAACCTTGTGATATAACCTTATGGTAAAGGTAACTGTATAGCAGTGGATTATTTCATTATTCTGGTTCTGTCTGTTTCCAGTATTATATGTAACCTGCGCTCTGGTACTTATAATATCTCTCCAATCTATACCATTAGCCCCATATACATCTTTAACTACTACAGGTGCTTGAATGCTAATCAGATAATTTAATAGTCCTGCTCTCATTTTATTTCATAGTGTTTATAAAGTCCTATAAGGTATTCATAACTATAAGGCAGTTTAACTACTGTACCAAATGCTACAGGCTCTCTATTTGCATATAAGTTACCTATCATTAGTAACATAGCGTGAATTATAGCAGGTGGTAAAGTACCACCTGTTTCTAATTCATCTAAAGCTATGTCTAAATGTTTAGATACTGAATCCTCTGCTACAGTAATTAAGTCCAGAATGTACATATCATCTGCCCTAAAATCCTCATCTACTAGCAGGTGTTTCTTAGCTTGTTCTAAAGTTATATACATAGCTTACTACTTATTAAATAGACTATAATTAGGCTTTAAGAACCTTCTTAACAAATGCTTCTGCTCTTCTAGGCTTAGCATCAAAGTAAGCATTGATAACAAGTCTTACTTTACCTTTAGCAGCCTGTGTATATGGATCTACTGTTAAGTCGATTCCGCCCCATTGACCAATTACCAGATCACTAAAGTTACCGTAAACAATGCCTTTATCAGCTACAGCAGATGTGCAAAGCACAGGATAACCATTTACTTCGCCATCCTTCATTATCATATTAAAATCAGACTTCGTACCACCTACGGCAGTTGTCTTTAATACAGCCTTAGCAGATGGAGATACGATAAATTTAATATCACCTCTTACGTTAGCCTTTTCCAATGTAGCTTCCATATTTACAAAGTCTGTATAAGTAACAGCAGCAGTATCAGCAGTTACACCATTAAGCAAACCAGCAGGTTGTGTAGCAGAACCAGCAGCAGTACCCAAAATAGTAGCTTCCAACTTATTAGAAATAGCTGATACAATATCACGTTTCAACATTTCTTCTGCACTGTTAGAATCTTGAATTAAGAACTGCTTAGATACGTCGATATATGCAGTCAGTCTTTTAGGCTCTAGGTTTACTTCACTGAATGTACCTGCACCATCTTCTGCATCACTGTTTTCACCAGCCCATTTAACATTAGAACCAGAATAAACAGGAATAGATACATTACCCACTAAACCAGTCATATAAGAAGCACCAGCTTGTGCCAATACTAGACTAGCTCTCAATGGCTCTAAAATACCCAATTTATCCTCTGCTACATTCTCTTGTCCTGCTGTAGCTACAGTGGCTTGAATATCCGCTCTTTCCTCAATAGGCAATACAATTTGACCGCTATAGGATTGTCCTGCCTTACGCATTTCTGCTATACCAGCACCTACTACCTCTTGTGCCCTCTCATCTAATTGTCTGTTATTGGCTACATCATTGATAGCCTTTAAAAGTGAAAACTTTTCCTTCATAGTATTAGTTGTATGTGTTGTTTGTTTAAGGTTATCTTCCTCTATCTTTCTAATCTGAATATCTATATCTGCTACTTCCTTAGTAAGAGTATCAAATTCTACCTGCTCGCCAGCATTTAGTTTTCTTACTTCCTTCTCAGCACCAGATATAATTTCCTCTGCTCTCTTTTTAAGCAGTTCCTTCTTGTCCAGTAGTTCTAAGGTGTTCATTAGTTTAACTTACTCCTAAGTTCTTCATAGTAAGCATCTAGTTCTTTCTTCTCCTGCTCTTTAAATGCTTCAAAACTTCGTGTGTCAATCTTAACACTAGTATCATCATACGCAGGTCTATATACAGGTGATACATCGAATAATTCTTTGAAGCTATTGATAGTCCTTAAATAACTACCATCTTCCTTCTTAGTCCAAGTATCTTTACCGATAGTAAAGGCAAATGAAGAAGTACTAATGTCACCCCTTCTAAGACCTTCTAACAGTTCATCACCTAAAACAGTGTTAGGTGCTTCAAACCTGTATTTAAGTCCAGTATCATCTATAGTTAATTCTAGGCTTCCAGTACCATATTTAGACCTAGCTAATATACCTCTGTCCTCATTGTGATTCAGTAAACAAAGTATATCAGACCTTTCTAATATACCTTCTAAGGCTGTAGGTTCTATTACTTCAGTAAAGCCACCTAAATCCCTAGACTGCTTACCGAATACTAAAGCATAGCCTTCTACTGTTCTGGAATCCATCTTTACGATTTCATTACAGTTTCTTAGTTCTCTCATCGTGTTATTATTCTAATAGAATCCAACCTTTATTATTAACCCTAGCCTGTAGTGCTTCCACTTGCTCCTTTAATAGCTTGTTCTGTTCCTCTAAAGACGTGATATATTGCCTTAGTGTTGAATCATCATAGTTACTAAGTCCAGCCAATTTCTGCTTCTCTGGATTGGTGTAATCATTAGTAGACAAACCTTTGCCAGATACTTTATCCACCTTGTTGGCTACAGTGGCTTTTAAAGCGGAATCATTATATATAGTATCAGTAAACTTGGCATCAGCAGGTACATCACATTCCACTGTATGTCCGTTTACAGTATCTGCATTACCACCGTCAGCGGGTACTGTAACTGGTATTGAATCCTTAATACCTTGCAATTCTAGTTGTAAGTCTGTCTGCTTAGTAATATCACCTTCTACAGTTCCCCATACAGCATTAACAGTACTACCAATCTTGGCACTGATTCTATCCAGTTCTAATACTCCTTCTTTAGTTGCTCTC